GGGTGATTTTTTCAATGTCGTTTGTGGCCAGAAGTGTTTGCAATGTATGCAGCGAGTCAAAACCTGAGAAATCGTCACAAAGTAGCGATCCCCAGACACTCTTTAACCAAGAGACTGTTTTAACAAACTGCATCATCGCACTGTCAGTAAAACTAATACCAACGGCACTCCCGTTCTCAAATATACGGTCTACCGAGCGCTTAGCATCGGCAGACTCTGCGTATAGGACGCTTTCGCACAGTTGGTCTGGTAGTGAAACTCCCGATATTATTCGAAAGGCGCCTTGTTCAACTTTTCTCTTAGGATGTGGCTCATTCTTGATGAACACATAAGATGGGTCGACAAGGCCTAATTCAACTAGACCTCCCGGTATATTCGAAATTAGCTCAACAGGGACATCAGAAGAATCTATAAACAAGCGTACTATCGCTACCTCTATTATTTCTTTGAAATTGCCTTGAAGAGCGGCTGCATTATTGGAGTAGTCTTTATTAAGAGGATAACCTGGGGTTGAATCACTCTTAACCTTATAACTTGCCTCGACTAATAATATTAGGAGATCGTCATAATTAAAGTGTTTATCCAATGGACTAGATATAAATATCTCGCCCGTAGATGCAGCCGTCTTCTCGACAGCCTGCTGAACTAACCGCTCATCTAACGGTTTTATCCGGCTACGTCCGCAATGATGTTCAAGCGCTGCAAACGTTTCTCTGCGCCCACTAGGTGGGTAAGCATAAGAGAGAATGTTCTCGATCTTATCAGCAGAGAAATGCTGTTGCGCTAAACTCAATCTTTTCTCAACCGGTGTCTTCGCTTCTTTCGATGGAGCACCTCTCTTGATTGAACAATTGAGGACTCGTCGGAGACTTCCGGTGGTTTCTGATTCAGTTCTAGAGTAGTCGCCTCTTGCGAGGTAACTCTTGAAACTGGTCTCATACGCCTTGATGAGTTTTGGACATCGACTTTCGGCAATGGCTCGATCGATGTCCTTGCGGTATGCATCGAGCTGTGCCGAAAATCCTCCTCCTTGGGTGTAGCATTTTCACCTTGATAACGCATGTCATGAACTTTCCTTCGTAACCTTGGATTGCTAATTGCACCAACGTTACCGGAAACTACTTCATGTAGGTCTTCAATGTCTAAATCCTCACCCCAGCCGTCGTCTATCAGTTGTTCAACCTCCCTAGCAAATTGTTGGGAGGTATAAACACCATCTATAGCGTCATCGTCAGCAAATTCATTGAAGAACCTGTCGATTATACTTCGACCTCTTGCGAATTTCTGAATAATATCTTTAAAATATTGATCATCATCTTCCCAGAGAGACTCAGGTTCAATTTCAACGGCGTCAAACTTAACTTTTCCTGATTTAAATTGCCTTGATTTAAAAGCAACGTAGAAAGGAAAACTAACGACAGACCAAAGGAGTGCAGTATTGCAGTCGGAATTTGGCAGAGCTCCGACATGGATACCAATAATAATTCGGCCATTCATGATTAATGAACCAGACATGCCGGGACTAGTAGAACAGAAATGTTTAACACATCCGTTAACCGTCTCTTCACCAAGATTTCCAGTGCTTTCAATGAAACATCTGGTGTCCGGGTTATAACCGACCGTCTGCACGACCTGGTTGATTCTGGCCGGACCGAAGGATGATGCCTTAGAGATTCTAAGTTTAGCAAAGTCCGAGTCCGACAGTTTTAAGCAGACTAAGTCAAATCCTCCAAAACGGCGGACCTTACTTTCGTCTACAACAACGTAGTTCGTGAGCAGACCAGAAGATGACGCTATGTAGCTAGCGCCCGATAAACAAT